TCTGAAGAAGATGGGCCGATGGGTATGCATTCATAAGAACTTCCCCCAGTGGCTCATCTCGGCACAACACGCCAGAGTTCTCAATCAGTAATAAATAATAGTATAGGGTATAGATAGAATGTCGTATGTTGCGCCTTGGTCGCCATCAAATCAATATTTAGCGGGAGAGACCGTGTCCTATGGTGGCTATGACTGGGTTGTGAATGCTGGAAAAACAAGTACCATCGGAACACCGCCACCACTTCCGGCCCTTGTCTGGACGCAGATTTCGCCAGTTGCTGGAGGAACACAACTAACAGCCAACACAAATCCCTCAACTGCGGGAAATATAACTATATCTCCAGCGAGTGGAACTGGAGTTGTGACGGTTGGATTGAATACGGCCTTGACTGGTCTTGCAAGTGTTGCGGCTTCTGGAACAGTTTCTGGTGGAACGCTGACCGATGGAGTTGCGACACTATTTAACGGATCATATACTGTCGGAAATGCTGGAGCAATCCAAGTCGGTTCGAGTGCTGTGGGTGGTGGTGGTTTTAACCTAATCAACAACACTCAAATCGTCGGCAATAGCAGATTAACTGGTGGCGCTGGAGATATAACCCTAACGATTGCGAATGCGACTGGAAACATCTCATCTGCTGGAACAGTTTCTGGAAATAGAATCCAAGATGGCGGAGGTGCGTATATGTTAAACGGAGATTTCAGCACCACTTCTGGAAATGCGAACATCGGTGGAACTGTTTATGCTGGAACTTTTGATGACAGCGTTGGAGGGACTTTGTCTGCTGGTGTTCTGACCGTTAATGATGTGGAAACAACAGTTCTGAATGCGGGTGGTAGAATCCAAACAACCTCCACCTCAACAAGCACACCCGCACTTCAAGTGGCGGGATACTCACTCTTTGGGGCCGGTACAGCCGCATCCACCGCCGCTGGTGCTATAACTGCAGCGTCTTTGAGTTTGTCTGGATCAATAGCGGCGGCAAATCTTGTCGCCACTACGAACGACATCTGGGTCAGTCCTTCTGGAAACGACACGACTGGAACGGGCAGTATAACGAACCCCTATGCTACTATAAACAAAGCCATCACGGTTGCGAACGCCATAACTGCGTCAGCAACGCCCGTGAATATCAACATTCTTTCTGGAAACTATACCTCAACTATAGTCACAAGCATCACTCGCCCGAATGTTTTCCTTGTGGGATACGGACAACCCCTCATCACACAGTCCTTGACTGTAAACGTGAATAACACTTCGTTCAACGGAGGAGGTATTAATAACATCGTCTTTTCTGGATCAAGTGCGACGATTTCTTTGTCTGGTGCTGGAATCTTAAACTACTCTCTTCTCGACTGCACGATTTACAGTATAGCCACCAGCACCGGTCTTCGTGGGGTTTTTAGTCTCCAAAACTGCAACACTTACACCAACACCCCTTCCAGCACCGTTCTCTCCGTGGGTTCGCCGACTTCTGCTCTGACTGTTTCTTTAGTGGATTGTGATTTCACCGTATCAGCAACCACAAATGTCATAACATTCACATCAAGTTCGGCTATTCTCACAGTCCTCATTCAGAACTGTTTTATCGTGAATACGACGAGCACATCTTATCAACCCATCATTCTTTTCACGACTGGAAGCGCTGCGACGAATGCTCGTATAACTTCATCCACTTTACAGTTTACGAATACAACTGGAACTTCATCAACAAAACTCGCCATCAGTTGGTCTGGATCTACTTCTACTACTGACACACTTGCGATCACGAACAGTTCTCTCATCTGCGAAGGAAGCACGGCGACACCCTATACCGTATCTCCTCAAGTCTATCTCTGCCTATCAAGCACTTTCTCTGGGGCCGGTGTATTAACTCTATCCGCCCAGAATGTGTCTTGTGGTGTTGCATCAACTTCCGCAACAAACGGCGCAACTGCTGTGAAGTTCCCTCTTCAGTCTGCGAAGTTGGTGAAGAGTTTATTAGCAAGTCCAACGGCCCCTCGTTTCAGTCAGTATGTTCTCGCATCAAACACAGCTCTCGGCGCTGGAAACACGACCTTGGCTGGTGGGTTCAGCACAATCCAACTCCAAGTCTATCCCGACTTTCCTGCGGATATTCTTTTGACCTATAACTTATGTTTCTATGAAGCGTCGGCAGCTTCTAAAACGATAAACGCCCAACTTGCCTATCAACTCGGATCAACTGGAACAATCACAGCCATTCCTTCAACTTTTCCCTTGCAAGTTCTTTCAAATACTTCATCACCTCCTCTGAACTACTACACACCATCTGGGACATTCCTCTATCAGTTGACACCGTCAATCTTCGCCAGTCTAACGAGTGGAACTGCGGGTGCGATCACTTTCTACATCATCATCTGGGTTTCTGTTGGATCTGCGAACACAACGACGGTGCAGAGTGGTTCATCGCTCACTATATCATATAACAACGCCCAATCAACTTATTCCTAAATAAATAGTATGGATTACAACAGCGGACTCTTCTCTGCAGGAATATCCGCCACGCTAATCACGGTCGTCGGCGCTCTCTACAAGTTCATTCAGAGTGGGAATCATCGTCGCTGTGTCTCGACGTGCTGTGGTCGGAGGTTAGATGCTTCCTTTGATATTCAAGAGACGACTCCGCCGCCACCAAGAAATCAAAATCCCCCGACGAAGGCTTCGGTACAGCTTCCACAAACTTCGGATACTCAAGAGCAAAGTCTTTCCGAAGCTGCTCTAACAATCCGCCCACCAGCGGTGGTGATAAGAACTGGAGCGAAGCCCTCCAAGCCGTCGCTCCCTTCATCTGTGGAGGATAGGAGTTCTGAAGAATAAAATGAGACAACCATCTCTCCAACCAGAGAATCTGCTGTGGATCACAAGTCTCGCCGGTGAATCTCTTTGCATCGGCCCTGCTTATGACTGGTTTGTCGGCCTTGAACTTTTCAATAGGTTTCTCGACCTCTTCTTTTTCCTCTTTCGGTTTTTTCTGGTGCTTTTTTAGGGGGCTTCCGAAGTTCATTTCTATTTATAGTAATAGATACAAATGAGCCTCTTCGAAGTGAAACAGTATCCTTTATCTGATAGGGCCATAAGAGAACTTCTGGGCGACAACATCAAAATCATCACTTATCCGATGTTGAAGAATATGCAGTCCATAGATGAATGTTTTGATGATTTAGGGAGATGTATTCTGCTTTTTTTAACAACATCACCGACATCGGGACATTGGTGTTGTCTTTTAAAGAAGCCCACGGGTATTGAGTTCTTTGATCCTTACGGAGAAGCGCCGGAAGACCAAAAAGACTACATTCCGAAACAGATGCTCCAGATACTGGATGAAATGCGGCCCGATCTTTCAAACCTGCTGAAAGCTTCTGGAGTTCCCGTGTCTTACAACAAAACGCAGTTGCAGAAAGAATCTATGAATGTTTCAACTTGCGGTCGCCACTGTATTGTTCGGTGTATGTACGCACCCTATTCGATGAATAAATATGTCTCCATAATAAAGAAGTCGGGCCTATCTCCGGACGACTTCGTGACCGGTATAACATATAGAAAACTCGGGAAATAATCTGTGGTTCATATATAGAAAGAATGGCTACTGCAACGGGACACGGTGTCAGTAAGTTCCTTGACGATTATGTCTACTACAACGCCCAGATCATAGACGGCAACCAGACCGAGACTGGGTTTGACAGCACCGCCAACTATAATGAGACGAGAGATGCCCCCATCATCAAGGACGCTTCCAAGTATCGGATGTCTGTCCTACGGATGACGATGAACGGCCTTGGTCGTGCGCTGCCGATGTTTATCCCGTCGGTAAACATTACATCAACGAACACAACGAATGACCCGAACCAAACAACCTACGGACTGGCTTTCTCATTCCAAGGCATTTACACGAACAACGCTGCGACTTTTGCCGTCCCCTTTACATCAACGCCACCCATTCGCTACGTGCAGTTTGTCCCAGAGAACACACAAGCGACTCTCCCATCTACATTTAATATTTCAACACCGGCCCCGTATTCTACTCAATCCAGATACACATTCGGCGAACAAGCGTCTTTCGCTGGATATGTTTGGACGCTTACTAACCAAGTGAACGCTCCCTATATAAGCGCAAACTCTCCGTCTGTTGGAAGTATATATTGGTCGAGATCTTATCCTCTGCCCGTTCCTGCTGCTTGGAGTTCAGCTCTCACATATCAACCCAATCAACAAGTCCTCTATAACGGCGCTGTGTGGGTTGTAAATCAAGGTCAAGTGAGTGTGCCGGGCACGGCCCCGACTGGGACTGCTGGAAGTGCAACTGGCGGTCTGGAGATCTGGTCTTTGGGATACTACTATAGCGCTTGGGATGTGGGAACGACTTATGTCGGGACTAACAACTACACTCAAGTTGTATCATATCCCACGGTTTCCCCGACTGGATTGTGGGTCTTGTCTTCATCTGGAACACCCTCGACGGGTTCGGCCCCCGTTGCCGGTGCAAACTGGACTTATATTTCGGACTATATAGCGCCAGTCTTGGATTGGAGTCCGTCTGTGGTCTATACAACCGGCCAGTCCGTCATCTACAACGGACAAACTTGGATCGTAGAGCCCGGCTCAACGAGTTCTCTGGGTGTTCCTCCTTCTGATGCTACAAACAGCGTCTGGAATCTTGTCGTTACGGTTGGCGGTTCAGCGAAAGTCGTCCAAGACATCGCTTCAACCTATTATTGGATTTCTTCATTCCAGTATTGGATCGGTTTAATCAATAAGACGATATACGACCCGACTGACAACTTGATAAACATCGGAAGTGCAAACTATTCAACAAATCCCTTCTCTTGCGCTTGGGGTGATATGTATTGGGAACTCTACATCGCCGCCGCAATAGCCAACGGCACGACGGCTGGTGTGTTTTCTGCATTTACCACCGCCTATCCGAACCTTCTTGCTTTTGTGAAGCAGTTCACTCCTCCCCAGTTCGCCTATAATGAAGCCACGAACACCTTCTCGATGTATGCCCCAGTTGACACATTCGGCAATCTGAACGGCCTCCCCTTCTCTTCAAACCCTCCTTCCACTACGGTCGCACAGAACCCCTTCTTCCTTGCGAGTTCAACTCTTGGAGTGTCAGAGGCATCAACTGGATTCAGCAGCGCTGTCACTCGGCCCTTCTTCAATACGAATATGTACGGACTTTTCGCAAACTTTCCGGTCAAATACTGGAACACAACTGCTCTGAATACCACATTTCCAGCGATCGCCCTTCCGAGTTATAACTACAACGCAACTGGAACTCTTGTGACCGCTCCGACGGCTGATGCCCCGCCCGGCTATGCTTACGAAGTGCTTTTCATAAATCAGAATATGCAGAACACGGTTGATTTCAGAACCCCTCCTTACACAAACACGGCCCCGCTTGGTTTTGTGGGTCTTCCTTTCCAAGCGCTCTATTGGGTGAATACGCAAGACTTCCCGAGTGTGGATTCTCTCTGGTCGCCCATAGATGGTCTGTTCCTCACGACAACCTTGATGCCCGTCCGTAGAGAGGCGATGTCAAGACCGCTCAACATCGGCGAGAGCGACATCGGCTATGCTTCAGTCATAAGTCCAAGCAGCTTCGAACCCGTAGTGGTTGATTTATCTCTGGACTTGTCTGAAATGGGTTGTCAGCAGTATAGAAGGTTCGCATCCTTCAGCCCAACTGCAGAGTTCCGGCTCTCTGATCTTGGGAACTCCAAGGATGAAATCCACTCCATAGACTTTAAAATCTGGTGGCGCTCTCGCTTGAATGGAAAGCTCTATCCGGTCAATATGTTTAATCTCTCAACGGTGAGCGTGAAGCTTATGTTTAAGAATAAAGATGCGGACTGAAGTTGAGAAGTTCTCCCAAATAAAATCAAAGTGTATAGTATAACCGGCAAATGAGCGCTGACATCGTGAAGGAATCCGTCTACGATGCCCGTGTATTTCAGCACCCCGCCAAGTTTGCGGTAGAGAAGGGTGCTCTCTCCGTGACGAACGCTGTATTCAGCGCCATCGGCCTCAACACATCCCAACAGAGTTTCAATCTGTACGTCCCTTCCGAGAACGTGTTCGTCGACCGTGCTCTGGAATGGACTTCTTCCGTGTATCTGCAGTTTACTTGTGCCTATGCCCCCGTTCGTGTAGCGGGTGGAACTTACAGCGCCACCACAGTTGGCGGCCCCACCACGCAGGGAACGCCCATCTGCGTTTTCGGCCAAGACATCAGCGTATGCGCTTTCCCTCTGAACTCGCTCGTGACAGTTATGCAAAGTAGCATCAATGACACGACAGTCACGATCAACTCGCAGGATGTTCTCAAGCAGGTTCTCCGTCTGACGGACTACAAGAAGAATCGCACCCAGCGCACTTGCCCGACTATGTTGGATCGCTACAACTTCTACGGCGACGCTGGAAACACGTCCGTGAATAGCGCAAACAACTCTTATCTGTCCGCCACGGACTACAGCGAAGACCCCAACGGTGCGTTCGCTGGTTTCCAGTGGTGCGACAGCGCTGGAAACGTTCTCGCCGCCACCGGCTCGAACACGGCCATCGCTGGTTCAACGGCGGTGAACTATGCGGGAGTTCCTTGCGTCCCTTCTGGTGCGAGTGCGACGGCCTCAACCTACACGCTGTTCTGCAAGATCACGAGCACGGAGAAGCTGGTGCTCTCTCCCTTTGTGTTCTCTGACGCTCACGAGTGGGATGTGGGTCTGTTCGGCATCAACAACATCACCTTGGTGTGTAATATGGGTTCTCCTTCTCGTCTGCTCCGCAACAACACGACTGGAAGCTGGGCCATCTCAAACATTCAGTACGCCACCGGTGCGAAGAACGGCGGTGTGTCTGACGCTGCGATTAACGTGCAGTTCCTAACGCCCCCTCTGGGTCTGGAACTACCGGCGAAGTCAATCGTGCCCTATATGGAGTTTCCTCGTTTCATCTCAAACACTACACAGACCATTCCCGCTGGAGGCACGGCCAAAGTGTCTTCCCAGACAATCACACTCCCCCAGATCCCCGATATGTTTATCATCTACGCCAAACCCGCCTCGTATTCTCCGCAGGAGGGCGATTGGGTGTTCCCTATAAACAGTCGCTTCACCGGCGATGGAACATCTCGCCCCCTCTCCGTGAACTTCGACAACTACAGCGGCCTTCTCTCGTCCCAGACGACCGAGCAGCTCTACGCTATGTCTGTCCGCAACGGTCTTGATATGGACTGGATGACTTGGATCGGCAAGGCGCACACATCGGGTCAGCTGACGGCGGCGAGTCTTGTGCCGGTCGTGACGACAAGTGCTGCGAACGGTGGCGGTGGTTATTATGCAGCATACCCTTCAGGAGGTGTGTCGCAGGACACTTCTGTTTCTGGTTTCTATGGCGGTTCGGCGGTAGGCGGTGGTTTCATCCCCCTCGTAGGCGGCCCCCTCGTGCTGAAGCCGTCGCAGGACATCACATTATCTACCGGCCAAGCGCCGTCGCTCGTAGGCAACTTTACCTTCCAGTTTGACGTGTCGCTCTACAACCCGACGAACGTCACGCAGAGTGCGACGCTGTATGTCATCACGGTAAACAGCGGCTTCTTCGAGTCCATCCGTGGCTCATCTCGTATCGTGAAGGGTGTGCTGTCCGAGCAGGACATCATCTCTGCGCCGGTGGCTGATGCGGGTGATGCGACAACGATGGGCCGCTATGTGGGCGGTTTCCGCTTCCTCAAGAACCTCGCTACTCGTGCAACGAAGGCGGTGTCAAGTGTGGCGAAACACGCTCCCGGCATCATCAACACGGTCAAGGGTGTAGCCCAGAGGGCGAATGATGTATACCAGAAGACGAAGCCCCAGATCTCGGCGCTCAAGTCTCATCTCCCCGCTGATGCCGCCGCTGCGCTGGGCCGCCTCGGCTACGGTATGTCTCACCACCGTTTCGAGTAAATCATAAATAAATATCCATTCACAAAATAGAATGGAACATATTGCGACTATAAAAACAACTTCTGGTCTTTCAGACGAAAAGGTGCTTTTATCTGGTTCTCTTCCTAAAAAGGACGAATGCCCTCATCATACGTCAAAGTTTTTGTGTGCCTACTGTTGCAAGTGGTACGACCTTTTCGTGGAGTTTCCCTCAAAACCGATGGTGATTCCCAACAAAAAAACAGACACTAAATAAAGGATGCCTTATACTCTCATAAGGTTTCCCGACGGTTTCAAAGTTATGACGACAGCGACTGGCGAGTTTCACAGTCTTCATTCTTTGCCTTATGAAACCGCCGTGAGACAGATGAAGGCTTTACACATTCACACTGGAGAGGGAAAACCCACCCATCGTGAAAGGGTTCTGAAACGATTGGGTGATGTGGGACACGGTCTGCAATCCTTGAGTTTTCATTCTGGAGTTCCTCTGGATATACTTCAAGAAGTCTATAACAGAGGGATCGGCGCTTATAGCAACACAAACAGCCGGTACGGCGTTTCTCCTTCTGTTCGTTTGAAGGGTTCATACAAGAAAGGGGTTGATGCTCCAGCGAATATGAAGTTAAGCAAGGAACAATGGGCGATGGCTCGTGTCTATTCATTCCTTGATAATAACCCAAAACACGATCAAGACCTTCATCGGTTATTGAGATAAGTCCTCTTCTTCTTCTCCGAATGCATCTTCAATCGTTTTAATGATGACTTCAATCATCTCTCTTTGTTCTTCTAAAATCTTCGTGAGTTCTGGGTTCTTTGACAGCAACCACGCCTCCTTGTTCGTGGCGTGAAGATGATATAGAAGCTCTACGCATTTGACCGGATTAATACTCGGCATCTATTAGAGGAATGGATATAAAAGAGTTTCAAAGGCGGAGATGCAAGTTTAACGCTCCGATCCCTCCAGAAACTGGAATGAATACAAACTCGGAAATCGTGTTGAATGTAGTCTCGAACGGCATCTATCGTTCATACAAAGTGCATTCAGAATGGGAGAGATACTGGACGGACTTCATAAAGGCGAAGAAAGAGTGGAATGCTTGTCTCTCGGCCCCGTCAAAGTAAAAAAACCTCTTGATAAAACAGAAATGCCTCATCAGAAGCACGATGATTTTATGACACCAAAAACAGCTTGGGAGAATATCCAACATCTGATTCCAAAAGATAAAGTTATATGGGAAGCATTCTACGGCGACGGATCATCTGGAAAGTATCTGAAAGAACTTGGATTCAAAGTGATTCACGAAAACAAGGATTTCTTTGAGAACAATCTTGGTGATGTAATCGTGTCAAACCCGCCCTTCAGTAAGACGAAAGAAATCTTCAAAAGATGTGTTGAGATAGACAAACCATTCATCCTCCTTTTACCAACTGGTAAACTTATCACACACTACACCGGCGACTTGTTTGGAGACAACGCTCATCATTTGCAGATTATAGTTCCAAGAAGACGAATCCATTTTGTGAAGTTTATTGACGGGAAGGCGGTCAAGGACTGGAAGGATCAAACACCCTTCGACTGTTTGTATTATTGCTATAAGATGAACTTACCAAGAGACATCGTGTGGTTGAAATAGAAAGTAAAAATATCTTGCTATAATAGAAAAATGTCAGACTCCCCTGCCGCCCCCGCCGTTGTTGCGAAGGAGATTGTAGATGTTTCCGGTTCGGCCCCAGCGAAGGCCGTAGATGTTTCCGGCGCAACCGCCGTGATTTCAGAGGAGGCGAAGTTTGTGATTGATCTGCTCTGTGGTAATCCTCCGGCAAACCGCAAGGATGCAGAGGAAGTGTATCATCAGATCACGATTATGTTCGGCACTTGGGTTGTATCCAATCTTCCTGCAGTAGAGCAGAAGGCCGTCCTCGGCGCTTTGTGGGTTGAGAAGAAGAAGGAGGAAGTGGCCGAACTGAAGCTCCCGAGTTAGAAACATTTTTACATAGTTTTATCGTATTATTACATATAAATATCTGTATGTAATGATAAGATTTTTACCACTTGATAAAAACCAGTAATAAAACCGGTTTTATTACCATATTTTAACCACTTGTAAAGAACTAATGCTTACAAGTGGATAAAATCAAGTAAATATCTCTTTGTAAAGATGTCGGATCATCTGAAATCGGTGATATGCATCTTTTCTTTGATGGGTTCTGCTTTGGGAATCTTCATTTCCATCGGTTGTCTTTCCAACTCAAGAATAAATCCGCCGTGGTTCTTTTGTAGAGATAAGACTTTCAAGACTTCACCGTCGCCATAGGTTGGAATGTGATACTTGATGCGGCTCTTCATTATCTCAACGAAGATTTCTCTCGAATGGGTGTAAATGGGCCGGATCATTCTATTTACTGGCGGGAAAAATCTCCGGCTTATTTCTCCGTCTCAAGTATAGAATGTCTTTTGACCGTGGTGAACTCTCGCAGTTTCTCGCCAGTATTTCAGCGCTTGGAGAAAGAGCGTACCACATCCAGACTCTGATGGAGGGTTCGAGTGGCGCTGTGAAGAATGCTTATGACCTCATACACCGAGACATTCTCTGGAAGATCCAGACTCGCACGAATAAGCTATGGTTCTATGTTTCGGGATGGAGCACAGAGAAACCGATTATTGATTCCGAGGAAATATCTGACATTCCGGCGTAAATATTTAAGAGAATAATATTCTCCGTAAGTAATATAAATGGCGTTCCGTGTCTCTGAAGCTATGATCCAACTTGGGCGTGATCTGATGGAGAAGAAGAAGGTGACGGAATCAACTGCGACGGCGTATGTAAAGACGCTCTATATGCTGAACGACAAGGTCGCATTCAAGACCCTTGCATTTCTTAAGAATACCGATGAGATTCTCAAGAAGATTGCGACCTACGCCGACAACACCCAGAAGGCAATCTTCACCACGGTTGCATCTGTGTTGTCTCTATACAAGGATAAACCAACTTATAAGAAGGTTTACTCATTTTACTATGACAAGATGATGGGTAAGGCAAAGGATATGCGTGAGGGCCACAAGCCATCTGAAAAGACGGAGAAGCAGCAGGAGTCTTGGCTCTCGTGGGAGGAGGTACAGAAAAAGAAAAACGAGATCAAAGAAGATGTTGTTAAGTTCGCCAACAATAAGATTCTTAACCCAGAACAGTTTTCTAAACTACTATCTTATGTTATTCTCTGCATTTATACTGATATTCCTCCTCGCCGTAATCAAGATTTCCTTGATATGGTTGTCGTCAAGAAGTGGTCTGAATCTATGCCTTCAGATATTAACTATCTTGACATTACGGGTCGCCAGTTTGTATTTAACAAGTTCAAAACCTCCAAGACCTACGGACAGCAGAAGGTGAATATTCCCGACGATCTAATGATGGCGGTTGCGACCTACTTGCGCCACCATCCCACCGGCAAGTCCAAGAAGGCTTCCAACTTTCCCTTCCTTGTCGGGGCCGATGGTTCTCCTATGACCGCCGTGAATGCAATCACTCGCATCCTCAACAAGGTCTTTGGAAAGAAGATTGGATCATCGATGTTGCGTCACATCTACATCACGGACAAGTATGGCGACACCAAGACCCAGCAGGAGGCCGATGCAACGGCGATGGGTCATTCTGTAGCGGAACAACAAGGGACATATAATGTTCCCTTATAAATCAAATATCTTTTTGTATGATTTTATATTTTCTTGTAATGAACGGGAATCTCCCCATAACAAGAACATCGACAAATAACCACTCCTTCTCGGATCTGATGTGCGGAGGTCTTTATAGTGCCGTAGTCTATACAAACGACGACGCTCCTTGTCTCCGTGCATCAAATAGTTCTCATACGAGGACGAACCGAACTTGGTGCGAGTTCCATCATCAAACACGGCCTCGAAGCGGTGTGTCTTATGATCGTATAGAGGAATAACTTCAAGGAGTTTCATCTATATATGGTTTAGTTAAATGATATGATAAAACTCCCACGCTCAATCTTGAATGTCGGGATGACTTTCTTTTTCTTCACAACACGCTTCTTGCGTTCCTTTGGTGCAATAGGTAGACTGGAATCCATTCTATCTATTGCAACTATTTTTTTATAGTTGGGCCAACCCCTTGAGGTTCTTCGGCGTGAGTGCCTTGTATGCTTCAGAAGTTATGAGACCTCGCAACATCTCCTTCTTGGCGTTGTTCGTCAGAGGACTTGCGATCAACTCTTCTATAGACTTCTTGACGACGGTGTGCTTGTGCTTCTCATTCTTCTCCTTATAGTATTCCTTCAACTGTTTGCAGAACTCGGGGTCGCTCTGTTTGCGTTCGAGCATCTCTTGGCGTTTCTTCTGATAGTTCTCCATCATTTTTTTTTTCAGCTCCTCACGGTTCTTCGCATAATAGCGCATATATGCTTCACTCTTCGCCATCTTGTCCTTCTATTATAACATAGGATAAGATTTTTAAGCCGGGATTATTTCGTATAGACAGTCACGCCGTGAAGGATGCGGACTTTGATTGCTCCATCTCTTTTGAGTATCTGAAGGTTGTTTGACCTCGTAAAGGAAATGACATTCCGACTGAATGGAATCTCTTTCTCAATACAAAACTCCTTGTATGCTTGGTACAGTTCTCCAGAGTTGAGCTCGGCCCCGTCCCAGTTTTCCACGAACATCTCCTCTGCAGTCTTCTTGCTGTTGATGATCTCGGTCTGGTAAGTAGTTTGAGGATACTTGCGGATGTTGAAATCGCTCAAGTCAATAGACTTCAGATACTGCGCCACAGCACGACCAGCCTCTGGGGTGAAGAGTGTGTCCCGCATCTTGATCCAGAAATCGCTGTCGCCCTTCTTCTCTGCAGAAGCTGGGATGAGTAGGAAACGGCGCTCTGAATCAGACATATCCACGGGACACGCTCCATTCACCGTGAAAACATAGCGAGTGTAGTTGGGACACACGATGACTTTCTGGTTCTTCGGGTTGAAGGAGGTTGTGTTAGATGTGATTCTCGCCTTCAGTTCATCTGCGTTCTTGTAGCAAATCTCTCGGTTCGCCTCCTCAAGCTTCACGAGGAACTTATTCATTCGGTTCGTATCGTGCTTATCGAAGAACTGTGTGCTACTTCCATAACTGAAACCATACTGTGTGCCTACAACATACTCAATCATAAAATCCATAAGAGTGTCCTTTCCGATTCCCTTTGATCCAGTTATGATGAGAGCCACGCCCGGATTTTCAAACGGCTTCTGCACGAGGTGGGCCAACCACTTCTCAACATAACCAGAGACCACCTCGTCCTTCTTGGTGATTAGGTTGAGAAGCAGATGGAACGCAACCAACCCCTCGGTACTCACCTCGCCTTCCTTCTCATACTTGAAAATCGGGGGGCATACGTAGACTTCGGGATCATCAGAAGGCTTCATATCAAGCCGCTTGATAGTCCGTGCAGTCAAGTCCTTTCTCCAGACTGGGAAGAACTCAATATAGTCGCCAAACTTATCAGAAATCTTGTGAAACCACTTGCGCCCATAGTAGGTTGTAGCGTGTTCCAGAGACATCCGCAGAGGCTCTTCGCCTTGTGTGATCTCAAAGTATTCGTTGGTTGGCGCATAGTAGAAGTTCGTCATCTCAAACATCCGCTTCATATCGTCATAAGTTTCCTTCGGGATTCCATTCATAGTCTCTGAAGACTTGCTGTCATCAAACTCCTTGAAAGATTCCATTTCCTTGTCAGTCAGTTCAACCACATATCCAGTCGTTTCTTCTATGAACTTCTCTGCGCCACGAAGGTCAGCAATCAAGTCGGCGTCGGCCCTCTCTTCTACCATTACGCCGTCATAGGAAAGAACGCCCACCTTCCATCCAAATGCTTCCAGACACTTCTTGATCGCAAACATACAAGTCCTTTCCTCGGTCTGGAGAATGTAGGAAAGGAAAGACCCATAGATGTTCTTATTTTGCTTCTTGCATTCGTTAAACAGTTCTTCGTAGTGCGGGTTCTTTGAGAGTTTCTTTGTGAAAGCAGAAACTTCCTTGTATAGTGGCTCGAAGAAGGCAATCTTCGGCTTTCCACCGTAGATGATGCGGATGATTTCTTGCTTTGCATCATCACGAGAACCACCCGCCTCCTTCATATAAGCCTCACGGTTCTCACACAGCTTCTCAACTTCTGGAAGGTCTTGGTTGAAGTAGTGTTTCGCATACTGCAGAAGAAGGACTGGATGACAGTTCTTGACATCAACGTCCTTGTAGAACTTCTTACAGACTGTACCACGGCATTCACGCTCCAGAGTCTCCAGCGAACCCTTTGATCCATACATACGACCATAGCCGAGTTGACCTATCTTGCTCTTGGATAGGCGGTAAGTGATAGACTGTTCGCAAGTGATACTCCCCTTCTTGCGGTTGTTATAGAGCGCATTCAGAATCGCCACTTGGCCGGGGTCGAGGTCGGCCCGTCTGTCCCATAAGAAGCCAACAGCGGATCTGGAGAACTTCTGTGTCAGTATGATTTCCTTGGGGGTAATCGGGACCGGGAGCGCCGGAAGGTCGGTTATGGAAACAGTTGGGGCGGAATCGGAGGGGCAGATGGCGGGAGGCATTTTCTTTCTACTTATATAATAGAATAAAATCTTTAAGCGGAAACCGCACCCCTCGGCCTCCTTTAGAACCCCCACCAGAGAGGCGGGAGTTGTTTGGCCCTTCTGCAGCAGCCGGGGTGGAGATGGGGTGGAGATGGGGTGGAGATGATCGTCGGCGACCTCCACCCCCGTTTTATGACACGATAGGTCATAAATGCTTTTCTCTTTTAGAGATTTTATGACACGAGGTGGAGATGGGTGGAGGTTGGAGCGATAAACTGTCGGCGGCTGTGGAAATAACTACTGCCGTTTGACCCCCCCCAAAACATTATGGAGTTCTAAAATAGAGCCACAACCTCCCCCTACCTCCACCCCGTGTCATAGATTTCAGAGTTCAGAAAGTCCCTATGACCTTCTTCTATCGTAGAGCTGGGGTGGAGATGATCTCCACCCATCTCCACCCCCATCTCCACCTCGGGCCGATTGGCGGTGGTTTTTTGGGGGGGTCATCGTACCGGTTGAAACCTTACACTTTCTCGAACACGCTGACAAGTCTGATGCGATGGTTTGTAGATATTAGGATCGCAATAGTCCCGACAAGTTTGTATTCGGTTTTTCGGAACATAGGAAGCGCAGTATCTAACCAGAAGACCAATCCACCCTTCTTCAAAATCTTATGAACTGAATGCAGAGTTTTCTTCTTGTTTGGATAGTTTGATTTGTATCCAATATCTGAATCCGCTTTTGAATACGGCGGATCTGCGAATACAATATCAATAGAGTTATGTTGAATATGGTTTTCCACTTCTTCTGACTTGCAAACAATATCTGGTTTCTGCTCTGCATCCATATCAACTCGCACATATTTTCCAGCCTTCAGACTTCCGCTAAATAAATGGACCACTTTGTCTTCTGGTTTGATAAAGGTTTGTATACGCTTCCAATACATAGGAGGATAAGCGCCATAATATGATGAGGCGTTCTGATAGTTCTGCCCGAGAAACCAAGTCGCCGTCGCCCTTGCATTATAAAACTTCGAGTCGGGATACTTCTTGGCGAACTCGCTCTTGTTATACATATCGGAGAACTTGGGTGTTTCCATCTATATTCGGCGACGGTTTTTTTTCTGTAATAAACACAGAATGAAAACTGCACCGTTGAGAGGAGAACCCCTACATCTTCACGCCATAATCGTCAGTAAGGAACTCCCCTTTCAACAAGCCAAACACGCTGTGAGACATATCACACAAAATGACAAGAAGTTCTTTGTAAGAATCACAGAGAACTCGTACCGGTTTCGGATCAAACCCAAGGAGAGGTTTTCATCGTTTGTTTCTAAACCGATAAGTGATAAAATCACTCTTGTCTTCGGCCATCTGAGAAAGTAAAAATATCTTGATAAAGTAGAAATGACAGCGAGATTCTTACAAGGAGATTGTTTGAAAGTGATGCAAGACCTTTCCGGCGGTTCTATTGATTGTTTCGTTTGCGACTTGCCTTATGGGTGTCTTGAACCGAAAAGAAAGAGAAGCGATGAGTATGTGAAACAAGTGAAAAGTTCAGCCGTGGGCCAGACATCTTGTTCTTGGGATGTAAAACTTGATCTTGAAAAGTTCTGGGAACAAGTTCGTCGTTTACGCAAAGCAGATGACACCCCTTGTCTGATGTTCTGCAACACGAAGTTTGGTATTGATTTAATAAACTCAAATCCCAAAGAGTTTCGCTATGACTTGGTATGGAACAAGACGAATGCTGTCGGTTTCCTTTTAGCGAATAAGAAACCTATGACATCACACGAAATGATTTATGTGTTCGCAAAGACTGGGGCGAAATACAAACGCATAAATATCAAGGGAGATTTCCCAGCTGGAGGAGGTGGAACAAGTTCTGCAAACTTTCTTCCCATCGCTGGAATGCCTAATAGTGGAACAACCAAGGCCGGTGAAAGATGCCCCACATCAGTTCTCACGATCGCTAATAAGAAAACAAAAGGAGGACACCCTACAGAAAAGCCGGTGGAACTGTATAAGTTTCTCGTTGAACGGTACTGTCCCGAAAACGGCACTCTTCTTGATCCAACTGCTGGGTCTTTCAATAGCTGTTTCGCTGGTAGAGAACTCGGGCGGAACTGCATCGGTATTGAAAAGAACGAGAAGTTCTTCAAGAAGGCAAACGACAAACTTACTGCGTTATTGTAAAAATCTTTTTTCCCGACAGAATATTAGAAACAAAGAATGGCGATTTCCAAAACAACTCGTGCAGAAGATATGGAGTTCGGGCGCAAGAATGAAGAGTCTACGGTGGGAATATTAACCAACATCTTTGGAGAAGAAATGTCTTTCAACGGCCGATGGGATGTGTTGGATTGGTCTAACAAGACGAAGACTATATGGGCCGAGCTCAAGTCCCGGCGGATTTCTGTGTCTGATTATGAAACCGGCATCGTCGGCCTCAATAAAGTTCAGAGTTGCACCGATCCGAATCTGAAATACTATTTTTTCTTCAAATATACCGACGGATTGTATTATATTAAATACAAGAAGGCGTTGTTTGATACTTTTGACACAAATATGAACTACAAGAGAGGAGAACGGCCAGATTGTTCCAATAATCCTTCGGCGGTTGTATATGTCCCGATCCGTTTGCTGAAGCGAGTTGCGAATGTAGTATATGAAGATAAAATCTGATTAAACAATATAAGATGCCCTTCTTCCTACCTTTTCTAATCAAGGGAGCGATGGCGGCAGCGAAAGCGGCAAAGGCTGGTAAAGCAGCGGCAGCAGCAGCGAAGGCAGCGAAGGCGGCGAAGGCAGCGAAGGCAGCTGCATCAGCGGCGAAGGCAGCGAAGGCAGCGAAGGCAGCGAAGGCAGCGAAGGCGGCGAAGGCTGCGAAAGCTTCCAAGGCTTCCAAGGCTGCAAAAGCGGGAAAGAAGCAAGGTGTGAAACAAGCGAAAAAGGAAGGTCAGAAAGCGGTGAAGGATCAAATGAACGGACAGCCAGATGAAATGTATGAGGAAGGACAATATCAACCGCACGAACACTCTGGAAATCCGAATAGTGTCAATATGCGCTCCGATGAAATGGCGCATCCCCAGCACGAACAGCCCGAGCAACATTTAATGTCCCAAGAACGGATGGACTATGTGAGAAATGATGAAGGTGTTGCGGGGCCGCCACCACCTCCTCCGAGACCGCTTTCGGATAAACAGTTTTCATTCGCAAATAAGAAACCAATCCGCAAATACAAGTTCGCTCCTCCGCCTACTCCATACGAACACAACGGAGATTTTGATGAATCCGAAAATATGAAAACGGATGTGGATCAAATGTACGGCGGAGAAATATATCCTATAGAATATAGAACAATGAGCCGCCTTCCCGTAGCCTACGACAACGAGTGGAACTGGAACGATGCAGATGCGAGATACGAGATTGATGAGGGTGAGAACCAGAAGGTAGATCCCTTCGAGGTGTATGGTGGATTACTGGCGCACCACAAGCCCTTGAGAAATGCGATGAAACGGGCGCAGAAGAAGCAAGGTACGCACCTCCCCGTCAAGTCTATCCACAGCATATTCAAGAGACACGAGAAGAAGGCGGCCAAGGCTGGTGGTTCTCTGGGTCAGTATGACGGCAAGGGACACGAGGCCGAGTATTTTGGAGATGGAAATGAATCAGCGTCCGACAGAGAAGACGGTTACGCTGGGAATAAAAGTGGGCGTGAAGCTGGTCTTCAGATGGCGGTTGCTCGTGCGAATGAGATTGAGGAGGAGCGTGAGAACCCCGTTGGATCTTACCGTGGGCCGATGGCTGGGTATGGGTTGAAGAATAGCATAATCTCTGCATCTCGCCGTGGTCTGCCCTCTCGCCCTGCTGGAATGTCAAGCGCTCTGATGCGTCGTGTGTCTGGAATGGGTATGTCAAACGCACAGATTGCGGCCTCTC